TCAAGAATGCGCCGAATGAAATCTGGGCAATCCCCGGCGGCGATGGCGGGGGACAACCCACATCGGTGGGCGAGTTCGAGCAAACGGACCTGACCGGCTACCTCACGGCCATCGACAAGCTGTCCGCGGCCATGGCGATTATCACGCGCACGCCCAAGCACTACATGTTCCAGCAGGGCGGCGACCCCTCCGGCGACGCGCTGATTGCCATGGAGGCGCCGCTCAACAAAAAGGTCCAGCGCTATATTGAGCGCTTTGCCGCGACGTGGCGCAAGATTGCGGCGTTCATGGCGCAGCTTCAGGGCATGACCATCGAGGAAACGGACATCACGCCGCGATTCGACAACCCGGTGACGGTGCAGCCGGCGGCGCAGGCGGCCATCCGCCAAGCAAGCGTCGGCGCGGGGATGCCGCTGGTAACGGTGCTGCGCGATGAGGGCAAGGATGACGCCTACCTCGACCAGATGAAGAAGGACGCCCAGGAGGAACGCCGGCAACAGCAGGCGACGCTCGCCGCGGCGATGGTGGCGGCGCAACGACAGTTTGACCAGGGCGATGCGGACGAGGACGGGGCCTGATGGTCGCCGATCCCCTGGCCATCCAGGTGATGAAGGAGTTCAAGGCGGCGTTGCTTGCCTACGAGCAGCGCCAGGTGAACCGCATGGTCAGGGCCTGGATGGTGGTGGATCGGGCGCTGGCCCGCGACATCGAGGCGCTGGCCGAGGAAATAGCCCGGCTGCGCTCTGCCGGCGAGGTGGTCACCGAAGCGCGGCTCTATCGGCTGAGTCGCTACCAATCGCTCGTGGCGCAGATTCAGGCAGAGATCGCGCGCTACGAGCAGCGCGCGGCGCAGATCATCATGGCCGGCGAAGAGGACCTCGCGCGCATGGGCCTCAACCACGCGCAGGGCGCCATTCGAGCGATGTACCGAACCTTTGGCGTGCGGGGGGCATTCAATCGGCTTCCGGTGCGCGCCGTCGAGTACCTGGTCGGCCTCACGGCGGATGGGGGGCCGCTGTTCGGGCTGCTGCAGGAGCGGGCGCTGGCGCCGGCCGCCGTCGAGGGGCTGACCAACACGCTGATCGAGGCAGTGACGCGCGGTTGGAACCCGCGCAGGACGGCGCGCGCGATGCAGGACGGTCTGACGGGCGGCCTTCAAAAGGCGCTGGTCATCGCCCGCGACCAGCAGTTGCGCGTCTATCGCATGGCCAGCGACCAGCAGTACCGCGAGAGCGGTGTGGTGAGCGCCAAGCGCCGCTTGGCGGCGAAAGACGACCGTACGTGCCTCGCCTGCCTGGCGATGGACGGCGAGCTGATCCCCGTGGGCATGGAGATGTACGACCATACGCAGGGCCGCTGCACCGCCGTTCCCGTGGTCGAGGGGTTGCCGCCGTTGTCGTGGCAGTACGGGCCGCAGTGGTTTGAGAGCCTACCGGCGGCGCGGCAGCGCGCGATGATGGGGCCGGGGCGCTACGAGCTGTGGCGCGAGGGGGGCTTTGCCTTCCGCGACCTGGCCACGCCGACCTATGACCCCGTCTGGGGGCGTGGGTTGGCGGTGACGCCGCTGTCGCAGCTTGGCGCCTCGCAGTAGGGCCAGATTCCCTTGGCCGCGGCGGGGGCCTCGTAACGGGTTGGATCGGGCGGGATGCCCGCAGCACAGAGCGGCGAGACGCCGCAGGAGTAGATAAACAATGTGGCGGAAGCAGTGGACGCGGTACGCACCGGATGGCGGCGCTAGCGGTGGGAGCACAAGTGTGACCGGTGGCGGGACGCCGCCGGCGCAGGGTGGCGCCCCGGACAACCCGCCCGCCGGCGACGGCCAGGGTGGGGATAACACCCCGCGCACGTGGGATACGGTCCTGGCGAGCTTGCCAGAGGCGGATCGGGCGCTGTACGAGGCGCACACGACGGGGCTGAGGAACACCGTCCAGGCGACGCGGCAGGAGCGGGACGCCCTGCAGCAGCAGCTTGGCGAGTTGACCAAAGCCCTCGGCAAGAACGACCCCGAGGCGGCTAAAGCGCTCTTGGCGCAGATGACGGCAGAGCTGGAGACCTCGCGGCGGCGGGCGGATTTCCTCGAGGCGGCTGTCAGGCCGGAGATCGGCTGCAGCAATCCGGGGGCGGCGTTCGCCATCGCGCAGACGCAAGGGCTCTTTGACGCCCGCGGCAACCCCAACTGGGACGCCATCAAGCAAGCCGTGCCGGAGCTGTTCCGCAAACCGATTCCAGCCGGGAACGCCGGGGCGGGCACCGGCAGCCCACCGGCGGGACGGGCAACGATGAACGATTTTATACGCCGGGCTAGCGGCAGAGGCTAGCCGCGGCAAGGAGTACATGACATGCCTTTCAATGACGTGATTTCTCGGAATGACGCAGCGGTACTGATCCCCACCGAGACCTCGCGTGAGATCATCAAGCACGTCGCGGAGATGAATCCGCTACTGCAGCTCGCGCGCCGGTTGCCCAACATGGGCAGCTCGCAGCGCACCATCCCGGTGCAGAGCGCGCTGGCGACGGCGTACTTTGTGAACGGCGACACCGGCCTGAAGCAGACCACAGACTTGAGCTGGGATAACGTCACGGTGACCGCTGAGGAAATCGCGGCCATTGTGCCGATCCCCGACGCCGTTCTCGACGACTCCTCCTACGACATCTGGGGCGAGGTGCGGCCCGCGGTCGAAGAGGCGCTGAGCATCGTGATCACCAATGCGATCCTCTACGGCACGAACATCCCGGCGTCGTGGACGACCGGCCTGGGCGCCGCGGGCATCTTGGCGCGCGCGACGGACGCGGGCAACGTCGTCTCGGCGGCGAACTATGCCGACCTGTACGAGGCAATCATGGGCGAAACGGCGGGGGGCGTGGCGGGCCTGCTCATGACCCTCGAAGCGGATGGCTTCATGGCGACCGGCCACATTGCCTCGACGGCGATGCGCGGGCGCCTGCGCAACATCCGCGACCTGAACGGTGTGCCGCTGTTCACGCGTTCGATGCAGGACACGACCCGCTATGCGTTGGACGGCGAGCCGATCTTCTTCCCGACTGACGGCACCATCAACGACGCCACGTCGTGGATGTTCTCGGGCGACTGGTCCAAGCTCGTCTACGCGATGCGGCAGGACATCACCTACAAGGTACTGACCGAGGCCGTCATCCAGGACGCTGCTGGCAACATCGTCTACAACCTCGCCCAGCAGGACATGGTGGCGTTGCGTGTGGTGATGCGCATGGGCGTGGCGCTGCCGAACCCGATCAATCGCGTCAACCAGGTCGCAGCCACCCGATGCCCGTTCGCCGTGCTGACGGCGTAAGAGGGATAAATCATGGGCTTCTACCCCTTCAACACGAATCGGGCGCGCCGGGCACAGACTGACGTGCCCGGTACGACCACTCTCATGGGCGCAGGCGTGATGTATACGCCCGGCAGCCCCGCGCTGGATGACGCGGACTGGTACGTCGTCTCGGCGGACATGAAAGTCGGCGCCTACACGTTGGCACATACGGCGCCGGACGTCGGCGCTCGCAACGTCACCGTGACGCAGACCGCGGTGGATGCTGAGGACACCAACGGCACCATCGTCGTGGTCGGTAAAGACCTGGCCGGCAATACGATCACCGAGACCCTCACGCCCAACGCGGGCGAGACGGTGGCGGGGACCAAGGCCTTCGCCGAGATCACCTCGATCACCGGCGTGGGCTGGGCCATCGATGCCAGCGAGGGCAAGGCGGACAAGATCACCGTCGGCTTTGGCGCCTTGATCGGTCTGCCCGACAAGCTCACCGACACGGCGCAGGTGCTGGCGGTATCGCTGAACAACGTGAAAGAGGCGAACGCGCCAACGGTGACGGTGAGCGCCTCGGCGCTGGAACTGAACACCGTGGACCTCAGCTCGGCGCTCAACGGTTCGCCGGTCAAGATCTACTACGTGGTCTAGGCTTCGTAACGCATAGCATCGCCCAGGGCGCCAACACGCCCTGGGCTAAAGGAGACAGAACATGAGTGAGGGTAAGGGCGCGTATCGCGTGGCCCTGGCAGACAGCGACGCTGCCGGGGGTATCGTGAGTCTGGCGAACCCGGAGGGCGTCGATCTCATCATCCCCGTCGGCGGCCTAGTGCTCGACGTGACCACCCCGACCACCGGCGACTCTACGGTGGACGTCGGCATTGCCGCGGACGGCGCGACCAGCAGCGACACGTTGCTAGACGGTGTGGACTGCGACGCGGCAGCCGCAGTGTTCAGCAACGCCGCCGCGGTCAAGTGGGGCGCGAATCAGTTTCTGACGGCGAGTAAGGCCACCGGCTCCGCGGCGGGGCTGGTCGGCCATCTCTACGTCAGCTACATCCGGGAGTAATAGCTATGTCGGCGACGGCGGCACAGATCGCACGGCTCCGGCGGATGGTGGCAGAGCCAACGGATGCCACGTATGACGACGACACGCTTTCCGAGTACATCGAGCGGTACCCGCTGCTCGATGAGCGCGGCGAGCAGCCGTACACGTGGGATACGTCGACCGAGCCCCCGACGCGCAACGATAACGATAGCTGGTTTCCGACCTACGATCTGCATGCCGCCGCCGCCGACGTGTGGGAAGAGAAGGCCGCGGGCGTGGCCGATTCGGTGGACTTTGGCGCGGACGGGGCCAACTATCACCTCTCGCAGAAATACGAGCAGGCCATGGCGCGGGTGCGGTATCACCGGGCGCGGCGCTCTCCGACAACGCACACCCTGGTCAAGTGGCCTGAGGAGCGTAACAGCGCCGAGCTGTATCCCTGGATCGGCAACCTGCCGGAGCCGGATGACTAATGCTGAGCGCTAGCGACCTCACCACCATGCGCGCCGCCCAGGCCGCGGCGCTGCCCGACACGGCGACGCGCACGCGCAAAACGTACGTCTCTGACGGCATGGGCGGGCAGACGCCGAGTGAATCGACCACGAGCTACGCCTGTCGCCTGGCCCCGACGTCGGGGCGCGAGTTGGAGGTGGCGGCGCGGGTGACCAGTGCGGTGACGTTTACGGTGACCCTGCCGTACGACGCGGATGTGGTGGCGGACGATGTGCTGACGGTGAATGGCCGGACGTTCAACGTCGTGGCGGTGCTCCA